GAGCAAACCAAGTCTCAATCTGAGTACTGGGCTGCTCGAAATAAGAGAGAAACACTCTATGCACAAGTAAATCAACAGAAACAACAATTGCAACAACAACAGTTTACCGAATCAGTTAAACAGTTTAATGACACTATTACAGACATCATTCCTGATTGGAGTGGTGAGATTCAACAATCGGTGCGAGAATTCGCACTGGAGGAAGGTCTTCCGGAGGCCTTAATTGATGTAGTGTCTGACCCTGCTTTGGTAAAGTTTGTGGATGAATTCCGCAGACTCAAGAAAGGAATTGAAAGCGGTGCTAAAAAGCGCGCCAAGATTCCCGCCAAGAAATTGCTTGCCAAGAAACCTGCTTCTCCTAATAAACGTAAACAAGATAGGGAATCAACAATAAAAGCTCGAGCATTCAAACAGGATGCATCTAACGAAGATCAAATCGAGTTTTTGAAGAAGTTTGGCCCTACACGATAGGCCAGTATTCGGCTCATACATATAGGTAAAAAATAAAATGGCAACAGGACGTTACGGCACCTCGGGTGTATCAACGCAGGCGGCTTCCGCAGTAGGCAACCGCTTCCCATCAGGCGCATCCAGCGCCGCAGTCTCCGAAAAAGAAGACTTGGCTAACTTCATCTCGATGATTACTCGTGATGAAACTCCATTCATGTCTTCAATCGGCAAAACAAAAGCTACTGGTGTATACCACGAGTGGCAGACAGACGAACTAAAAGCTCCAGGCAACTCTCGTGTTGCACAGGGTGCTGACTTCAGTGCAGTTACTCCAGATGGTCGTACGACTACTGGTGGTGATCATGGCGCTGGTGGTGGTGTAGTACTTGCAGACGCAGACCGTAATCGGGCTCGCCTGGGTAACTATACACAAATCAACGCTAAAACAGTTGCAGTATCCGGCACTAAACGTGCAGTGGATCAGGCAGGTGTTGCTGACGAGTACGCTTATCAGTTGAAAAAGCGCGGCACAGAAATGCGCCGGGATGTTGAAGCTGATTTGATCCATTCGTTGAATGTATCTACTCCAGGTTCCGCTTCCGCCGCAGGTTCGTTTGCTGGTGTACTTTCGTTTGCAACAAATGTTGTTAACGTTGCTTCCACAGACGCTGTCAACACAGCTGCCCGTATTTCTAACGCAGGTGTTACTGCTGCAGAAGCAGGTATTGGTGCTAACAACTTCTCCACTGAGTCTACAGCTGCAAACGTAGGTGAACTTGAGCTATCCCAAATCGATAGCTTGATGCAGACTATCTATGAAGAAGGCGGTAAAGCTACTAAAGTAATGCTTTCACCGAAGAACCGTCGTGCATTCTCGGCCAAAGCAAACGCTTCCGGCTCCAATGTTCGTCGTAACATCGATGATTCAGGTAAACTCCGTGCCGCAGTAGACATCTATATGTCCGACTTCGGTGACGTTATGGTTGAACCTAACTACATCATGGGCCTTGCAGCAACCGCTACAGGTCACGGTGGTACTTCTGCTGACGCAGTTTCTATCCAAGATGCTTTCGCATTGGTTTACGATCCAATGTGGTTCAAACTTGCTACTCTTCGTCCTATGCAGGAAGTTGACGTAGGTCAGAACGGTGACTCCACAGTAGGCATGTTCGTTGAAGAGTGTACTCTTGAATGTTCTAACCCTAACGCTTGGGGTGTAATCGCTAACATCGGCGCTTAAACTTACTATAAGAGGGCATCTTCGGGTGTCCTCTTTTTTACTGATAGGAGAGTAGTAAATGCTAATTAAAATTACAGCGAACGCTAATGCGTTAGTTATCGGGGCAGAGACCTTGATCGGAGCAGCCCAGGAATCGATTGTTGGCCTGAGTGCTGAAAACCGCGTGGAAGTTAATCCTAGTACAGGCAAGGTGACTAAAGTTTACCTATCCCGGGCAGGAGCTACACACGACGTGGTGGCCATCGGTGCTACTGCAACCACCGTGTACAGAATCCAGGTAGGTAACCTTACTAACGAAGGTAAATTCCACACAGTATTGGATTCCCTCTAAGAAGATAGAAAAGGACACAGCATGGCAAGATGGCAACACACCTCAAAAACAGGAGACCTCACAGGTCAACTGATTACTGATACGAATGGTGAGAATATCTGGAAAGTCGAAGGCGACATTTCAGGTACCATCGAGGACGTTAAAAGAGACAGAGAAGCGGGACGTAATAAGAATTCACACTATCAGAAGATGTGTTCTATTCCGAATGTAATTGTGTTAGAGCTTAACACTAAGTATAACCTGGATATACTAGATCCAGAATTTATGCATGATCCTGCACAGAAAAAGAGATTGGTTTATTTGTTGAAAACAGAATATCCAGACTTACTAGTAATGACATAGGGGTTTATTATGGCTACATACGTAGAATTTGTAGGATCTGGTGATTTCACTGGTGATGACGCAGGAATGATTAGGGACTGGGCTAACCGCGAGGTTTCCGTTCTCCCTAACTCGGTGGTGACCCGGTGTTTCGATTATGCAGGCGATAAAGCTTACAGAACACTACGTGTACCGCCACTAGAGATCACTCGCCTTTATGACGTGAATGGAACTCAGGAAGAGATGGATGCAGAGGGAGTAGTGGGTGTCACCCCTGATATTACCCCCAGTGCCTTTCTGGGTGGGGGTGAAGTACTATCTATGCGGGTTCCCTCTGATTTGACTGAGATTATCTTCATACGAAGGGCGGATACTGTTACAAAGAACTCAGGTATTGTGTACAATGAAAAGGTAGACGTAAGAACCTTCAATGACGGTTTTGGCCGTACAAAGGATTTTAATTTTTACACCAGAATCGGTAATGATATAAAGCTTCACGGAAACTTTACTCGTGGAGATGCGGTGGAACTACACTACTACCGGAGATTGCATGCACTTGATGCCACCTACTCTGCGACCTACACTAATTGGAAGTCAGGGTTAGGTACACTGGATATTGGTGGGGTGGCTACAACTTACTCCTCTGCCGCAGATCAGACAGAAGCTTCCTTTGATACCAGACTTGCTTTGGATGCGGACTACTGGGTAGGTAGCGAGGCGGCACACTGGCTTAGAGACGAGAACGAAAGAATAATTTTATTCGGGGCATTGCTTGAAGTATTTATTTACTTGAACGATAACGAGGAGATACAGAAGTATCAACTGTTATTCCAACAAGAGCTGGACGAGATAAACAAAGAAGAAATGCTTCGTAAGACAAAAGGTGGCAACCTGGCCATGTCCTTTGCTCACGATAACTTACTCTAGGAGGAAGATATGGGATTTAGAGACCAGGAAAATGAAGTCGCACCACTCGATGAGGGGGGTAGCTTTGATGTTGACACCAGCATAAGCTCTGTAACTTCTACAAGTGAGGCTGCGGCAAATGCACTGGCTTCCGCTAACTCCGCTGCTGCTGCCCTAGTAAGTGAAGGGCTAGCTGATGCAGACGCAATAGCTACTGCCGCTGATCGGATCGCGGTAGCCGCTGACCTCGTGCTAACTGATGCAGATCAACAGGCGACTGCCGCTGATCTTGTACTTACAAACGCTGACGTAGTTCTTACTCATGCTGATGTTGTGCTTGCAGAAGCCGATAAGGTGCAAACTGGTCTTGACCGCACTGCCGTCGCTGCCGATCTGGTTGCAACAAACCAAGATACTATAGATACAGCAGCTGATGTAGTGCTTACTGCCGCGGATGTTATACTTGCTGAGGCGGATAAAGTCCAGACAGGCCTTGACAGAACTGCGGTTGCAGCCGATCTCGTACAGACTAACCTAGATCAAATTGCTACAGCAGCGGATAAGGTCGCCACTAACGCAGATGTTATTCTTGCTGAAGCAGACAAAGTACAAACAGGGCTTGATCGCACTGCAGTTGCTGCTGACTTGGTTCAGACTAACCTCGATCAGATTGCTACTTCCGCCGACACAGTTCTTACAGCTGCCGACTTGGTTCAAACTAACCAAGACACGCTAGATACAGCCGCTGACTTGGTTGCCACTAACCAGGATACCATTGACACTGCCGCGCACTCCGCACTAACCGCTGCCGATGTTATCACCGCCGAGGCGTCCAACGTCGCTGCGGGTATAGCTAAGGTTGCTGCGGAAAGCGCACGGACCGCTGTGGAAACAATATTTGATACATACGATGATAGGTTCCTTGGCGCTAAGACAACAGACCCAACCCTGGATAATGACGGCGATGCACTCCTGGCGGGCGCTGTTTACTACAATACAGCTTCCTCAGAGGTTAAGTTCTACAACGGTACAACCTGGGATGCACCAGATACTACTTCCGCTGCCTCCGCTACAGCTGCCGCGGCAAGTGCCGCCGCTGCTTTAGTAAGTGAAGGTCTAGCCGATGCGGACGCAATCGCTACAGCTGCTGATCTAGTTCAAACTAATCAAGATACTCTCGACACTGCTGCGGATGTTATACTTGCTGAAGCCGATAAAGTGCAGACCGGTCTTGACAGAACCGCTGTTGCGGCAGACCTAGTGCAGACTAACCTAGACCAAATCGCCACTGCGGCGGATAAGGTTGCCACCAACGCCGACGTTGCTTTAACACACGCAGACGTGATCCTTGCTGAAGCAGACAAAGTTCAGACTAACCTGGACCGTATTGCGGTGGCCGCGGACTTGGTGGCGACTAATCAAGATACACTGGATACCGCTGCTGACTTAGTGGCGACTAATCAAGACACCACCGCCACCGCTGCCGACAGAGTTCAAACTGGACTTGATCGTACAGCGTCCAGCGATAGCCAAGTAGCAGCTGCAACCAGTGCAGCCTCCGCTGCATCAGTATATGATACATTTGATGATCGCTACCTCGGCTCTAAAGCTGCAGAACCAACTCTTGATAACGATAGCAACGCTCTTGTAGTGGGTGCTTTGTATTTCAGCAGTACTTCAAATGCTATGCAGATTTGGGATGGCACTGAGTGGATCACCGCTTCCTCTGCTGCTGGTGTTTCTATTAATAACTTCTACTTCACAGCAACCCAAGGCCAGACTAGTTTTACTGGTACAGACGATAATTCTAATACCCTATCTTACGTTCAAGAAAACCTTATAGTCATGTTCAACGGAGTTATCCTTGAGGATGGTACAGACTATACAGCCACCAACGGTACAAGTGTTGTTATGACCCTTGCTGCTGATCTGGATGACGAGGTTAATATTTTAGCCTTTAAAACCTTTACCACAGCTGACATGGTTTCTGCTTCCAATGGTGGTATTTTCTATGCTAATGTTGACTTCCAAGCTGGAATTGACGTTACAGGCAATGTGACAGTCACAGGCACAGTAGATGGTCGGGATGTTGGCGCGGATGGTACTCAGCTGGATAGCTTGGTAACTAACGTTTCTACAAACTTGTCCACTGTTGTTGCAACGAATACTGTAACTGTTGTAAGTTCTGACGGTACTAACGCTACTCTCCCCGCTGCTACTACCACAGTTGCAGGTATGCAGACAGGTGCTGATAAGGCTAAGCTAGATGGTATCGCTACAGGAGCCACTAACTATGTTCACTCTACAACAGCGGGTAACAAGCACATCCCTACTGGTGGTACTGTAGGGCAGACGTTGGAAAACACTGCTTCTGGTACTGCTACATGGGCAGACGCCTCTGTTGGACTACCTTATGGAATGATTATTCCTATCGCAAGTAATCTGGCAGGGAGCCATTCAATACCTGCTTCTGGTGTTGTTGATGCAAGCGGCTGGATGTATTGTAATGGTGCGACTATTCCAGCAGGTAAAGTGGTAAGTGGGGCACTACCGAATCTAACAAATGGCAGTTTCCTCCGTGGCTCTACTTCAGCAGGTGCAACGGGTGGTTCTGACAGCTTCTCCCTAACCACAGCCAATATGCCTTCACACACTCACTCAATGGCAAGCCACACCCACTCAGGAGCCGAACACACTCACTCAATGGCGCACACGCATACTGCCGACCACGATCACACAGCTAGTTCAAATAGCGCAGGTAATCATTACCATAGAAACTATG